GTAAAGCGTTGTTACGCAAGTATCGTTGGAAAGACTCTGTAGCCGAGAAAGGTGATGATGCTCGCATACACTTCGGTATCATTGCTCAAGACCTTAAAGCCGCTTTCGAGTCTGAAGGTTTAGACGCTGGACGCTACGCTATGTTTATCTCAAGCACATGGACAGATGAGTCTGGTGTAGAGCATACACGCTTAGGTGTTCGTTACAATCAGTTGTTTGCGTTTGTCCTAGCGGCAATCTAAGGTGGTACAAGCTATGAATGAGCAGTCTCAAGAGGCTAGACTTCAGCGCATCGAAAATAAACTAGACAAGTTGTCAGAAGCCTTTACAATACTTGCTCGTGTTGAAGAGAAGATTATGTCTTCTAATGCACGTATTGATCGTCTTGAGTTTAGAGCAGACGAGTCTGAACGTGACATGGACAAGATGAAAGGCATTGTTGGCTATAATCAAAATGCTGTTAGAGTTGTAGAACGTTTTGCATGGATTCTAGTTAGCTCATTAGTCGGTACTGTCATGTACTTCTTTAAGTGAGGTTAACATGTGGCAAGCTCTAATCGGTCCAATATCAGAACTTGTTGGTGGCTACTTCAAGCGCAAAGCAGAAGAGAAGCAAGCAACTCACGAACGCAAGCTAGAGGTGATCAAGCACGAAGCAAACTGGGACAACATTCAGGCAAGCAATGCGGGAACGAGTTGGAAAGACGAGTGGTTTACGATCCTGTTTTCTGTGCCGTTATGTATGGCTTTCATCCCAGAGGCTGTGCCTATTGTCAGTGCTGGGTTTGACGTGTTGGAAGATATGCCTGATTGGTACAAAGCATTCTTAGGTGCTGCTGTTGCAGCTTCTTTTGGAATAAGAACACTAACTAAGTGGGGGAATAAGTAGTGGCAATAGTTAGTGGACTGTTTGATCAATACTTGCCAACAAGTAATGCGCTAGAGCCTAAAAATTTTATTAATCCACGGCTTAGACCAACTACGCCTGTAACTCCTCCACCAGATCCTAATAAAGATGATGAAAAAGAGGATGATGAAGAAGATACTACTCCTACACCACCTATAGAAACTAACTCAGTTTATGACATAGCTAACAATTTTGATCCTAGTGCTATTGATCTGTCGTTGTTACAAGACTTAGATTTGTCAGGGATTGACTTGGAAGGTTTAGACAACCTAACGTATCAAGACGTAACTCAAAGTTTAACGGGTGTTGCACCAGCACCAACAACTCCAGAAGGGTGGGCTAACCTTTACAATCAATATAGCCAGTCTATTGCTAATGGTTTGTCTCCAAACATGGATGTTGATGATCGTACCTATGCGTACAATTATTATTTAGGCGAAGCTATACAAGGTTTTCAAGGTACGCCAGATGAGTTCAGAGCCTCTGTAGGGCTTCCTGATACGTTTTCTATCTATGACAATCCTCAGAGTGGTATTAGCACTGAAAGCGCTCAGACGGCTTATCAGGTGCTCTCAGGCGCAGCTAATCCTATGGAAGCTGTGTCACAATACTATGGCATAGACCTACAAGCAGCAACCCCTAACGAACGCTCTGTATACAACAACGCTGACAAGTACGGAACTACGCCAGAGAAGATGGCAGAGTTTCAGTCAGTAATTACTCCTGTACTCCAGCAGGTTATTCCGTACATTCAGATGACTCAGGGGTTGCGGTTTGATGACGCCTTAGAGTATGCGTACAAGAATGACCCAATGATTGCAGCGCTATACAATCAGTATGGGGTAGACTTGTTCCGTCAAACAAATGATGGCTCTACATACTACTACGACCCCTTCAGCGGTTTAGAGGCACGTACTGTAGAAGTTAAGGATACGTCCTTTAGAGACGTTGGCTTGGCGTTGACGTTGGGTGCTACGGCAGCAATCCTTGGCCCTGTTGTTGGTGGTGCGTTAGGCGCAGGAGAAGCAGCAACAACTGCGTTGACAGGTGCAATGAACTCAGCGTTCCAAGGAGGTGACTTTAGTGATGTCATCAAAGGAGCGTTTACCGCTGGAATCACTGGCCCTATTCAAGACTACGTAGGCACTGCATTAGGTGTTAGTGATGAGGTAGCTGCTGCTATTACGTCAGCTGGGTTAGCTAAGGCACAAGGCGCTGACACACAAAGTGCGTTGACGTCTGGTTTTATTTCTGGCGCTACTGAGTTTATACGTGGGTTGTTACCAGCTAATTACGAGATTGATCCACAAACAGGACTTCCTACTGAATTCTCAGGGACTACGGAGTCTGTGCAAGAATCTTTAGATAATGCTTTGTTAGGTGTAGAAACAGCAGCAGAACAACTAGGAACTAATTGGGCAAAGGCTTTAGAAGGCGCTGCAAACTTTGCGTCTTCTCAAACAGCAGACACTACAGAAACTCCTGAAATCTTTGCTGGTAGAACAACAGGTGAGCCTACTGTAGATACTACAACAGGCACTGCCGGTGGAATGCTAACCGCAGATACTCCTGCTGGAGGTGTTGAAGAAGTTGTTGTTTCAGGTGACGGTGGTGTTCAGTATACTATGCCGTCTGGCGATGGTGTTATTTATCAAACTGCTCAAGACTTGACAGCAACTCCTTATGGAGAATACTGGTTTAAAACTATTCAGCAAGTTGATCCTGTAGGTTATGAAGAAATGCTAAGCGCTTTTGAAGGAGGTGCTGAAACATTTAACTGGAAAGGGATGACGTTTAACTATGCTGATATGATGGGAACAGGAGCGACAACTACACAGCTTCCTGATAGAGTGACTCCAGAGACAGGTGATACTACTGTTCCTGCTGAGCCTGTTACTGTAGAAGACACTACTGCTCCAGATCAACCGCCGTTACCACCAACGGATGAAACTTTAGATATACCAGAGATACCTGTAGAAAACATACCTCCAGAAATAACTATTGATGTTACACCTCCTGTAATTCCTCCTGTTACTCCAGAGTCTCCTGTTATTCCTACATCAACAGGCGGTGGAGGAGATGCTGGAGGCGGTTCTGTCCCCACTGTTACTAATGGCGGTACAGGCACTACAGCTCCTCCAGTTGTTCCTACGGGTGGTACAGAAGGTACTCAGGGCACTACAGGAACTGTTACGCAAGGCGGTGGTGAAGAAGTAGTTGATATCTTTGGTGACGCTGGTTTAGAAGGTGATACCCTCGGTGACAGCACTGTAGGAGGCGCAGAAGGTGGTGGTGCTCCTACGGGAGGGGATGAAGGTACTGTTGATGTAACCACAACTCAAGAGTATCAAGACCTACAGAATGAATTAAATAAAGCTTTAGGTAATCAAAGCGAATTAGAAGTTCAAGTAAGTAACTTGCAGAATGAAGTAGATGCCGCTAACGCTGCGCTTGCTGAAGCTGAAACTGCTGCAGATGCCGCTGAAGCCACAGGAGCTGCAAACGCTGATGTGTTGCGTGGAGAAGTTGCCGCTGCACAAGCGATTGCTGACAGCTTACAAGGTGAGCTAGACAACGCTAATACTGCTCTAGGTAATGCTAACAGTCAGATTGAATCATTGCAAGGACAGCTGTCTGGTACGCAACAAGAACTGGGTACAGCGTTATCAACTATTGAGACATTGACAGGTCGGCTCAATGCTGCACAAGACGCTGCCGCAACTGCACAGGCTGCTGCAGATGCCGCAGAAGCTGCTGGAGCTGCAAATGCTGCGGAGCTACGTGCAGAAGCTAATGCTGCTAACGAGACAGTAAACAATTTACGTGGTCAGTTGACAGAAGCTAATACAACAATAACAGGTTTAGAAGGTCAGCTTACTACAGTCACTGAACAGAACACAGCGTTGCAAGGACAACTAGCAGAAGCTAACGCAAACGCTACAGACCTAGAAAGTAGACTATCAACAGCCAATATAGAACTTAACGATCTACAAACTGAGTATGAAAAAGCGGTTGAAACCAATGCCGCTAACGTTGCTGATTTAGAAAATCAAATCAACGACAAGCAAGGTGAAGTTAATGATCTTGAGTCTGAGTTGTCTGGAGCAAACGCTACAATAGAAGACTTAACAGGCGCTCTCTCAAATTTAGAAGCAGAACTAGCAGCTGCACAAACAGCTACAGAAGAAGCTATAGCCGCTGGAGAAGCTGCTGCTGAAGCCGCTGGTGAGGCTGGTTATGGCGAAGGATACGGAGCAGGTTATGGCGAAGGAGAAGGTGCAGGTATAGGAAAAGGAAAATCTCTTGGGTTTAGTCAAGGGCTTTTATCTGGTAGTAGTGGCAGAACAATAACCCCTACTCCTTTTATGGCGTCTTTAGACTTTAAACCTGAACTCCTTACGCCTTTAATGCCACGACAATCTAAAGACTACTTAGCTGAATTAATAGCGAGATTACAACAATGACATATTTGGAACTGGTAAACAAAGTCTTAGTCAGACTACGTGAAAGCACAGTAACCACAGTAAATGAAAATGCCTACTCTAGTTTGGTAGGTGAGTTTGTTAATGATGCTAAAGACTTTGTAGAGAGTGCTTGGGATTGGAGTGCTTTACGTTCAACTACAATAGTAACAACGTCTTCTTTTGATCTTGGCAATTACACTCTATCAAATGTTAATCAGGCTTCTGAAATCAAATCTGTATTGAACGATACTTCAAACGCTTTTATGAAGCAACAAAGTAAAGATTGGTTTGATAAACAAACATACTTTAATGATCCTGTTGTTTATGGCTCTCCAGCTTATTACCAGTTTAATGGAGTACTGGCAAACGGGTCTGCTATTCTTGAAGTATATCCACGTCCTGATGGTGTTTATAATTTAGTAGTTAATTCAGTGTCAAGAACTGACGACTTAGAATCAGACAACTCTAGTGTAATCTTGCCAACTAAACCCATCATTCACTTAGCTACAGCGTTTGCTGCTAGAGAGCGTGGAGAGACAGGGGGAACTTCAGCACAAGAACTGTTTGCTATTGCTGATAAGTCTTTATCTGACGCTATAGCAATAGACGCTAACAGACACCCTGAAGAACTTATATATGTGGCGGTGTAACTATGGCACAACAGCTACAGAATATTACAATTAGAGCACCAGCCTTCAAAGGACTGAACACACAGGACAGTCCTATTGATGGTGATCCTTCCTTTGCTTCCGTTGCTGACAACTGCATTATTGATCAGTATGGTCGTATTGGTGCTCGTAAAGGCTTTGAAACTTTAACAGATGACGTTACTGATTTAGGTGGTGAGTCTATTGTTGTCATGGCTGAACTTGAGGAGACTGACGGAACACGTACAGTTTTATCAGCAGGTAACAATAAACTCTTTACAGGTACTGACACACTCACTGACGTTACTGGTGCACACACTATCACTGACGACAACTGGCAGATGGTTCCGTTTAATCAGGACATCTACTTAGTACAAAGCGGGTACAATCCTCTAGTATACAATGGTACGTCTGTAGTGGCTATAGGAAGCCACACAGGAGCTTCTGGGACTGCACCACAGGCTAACTGTGCCTTAGGTGCGTTTGGTCGTATGTGGATGGCTGACACAGCTACAGACAAGTCTACAGTGTACTGGTCAGATCTATTGATTGGTGCAGCATGGTCTGGTGGTACGTCAGGCTCTATTAATCTGTCTAAGGTCTGGCCTGATGGCTATGATGAGATTACTGCCTTAGCAGCACACAACGGCTTTCTAGTTATTTTTGGTAAAAGATCAATCATTCTCTACCAAGGTGCGGAGTCTCCTGCAACTATGGCGTTAGCTGATACAATTAACGGTATTGGTTGTGTTGCTAGAGATTCTGTTCAGCCTACAGGTACTGATCTAATCTTCCTGTCACACGTAGGTGTTCAGTCACTCGGTCGTGTTATTCAGGAAAAGTCAGCACCAATGCGTGACATCAGTAAGAACATTCGTAATGACTTATTCTCCGTAGTATCTGCGGCAGGAGTCAACATAAACTCCGCATACAGTGCAGAGAATGCGTTTTACTTATTGAACTTCCCAACACTAAACACACTCTATTGCTTTGACACTAGAGGTGCTTTGGAGGATGGTACTCTTAGAGTTACACGTTGGCCTAACACAGGATTCAAGTGTTTCCTACGTAGAGACAACGGTGACTTTCTAATAGGCAGTGCATTAGGTATTGGAAAGTACAATACGTATTACGATGATGGTGAAACATATTTAATGGAGTACCTAAGCAACTCATTGTCCTTTGGTGATGCTGCTCGTACTAAGATTCTAAAGAAAATTAAACCTACACTAATTGGTGGTTCAGGTACTGTAGCAAATATCAAATGGTCTTATAACTATTCTGATAACTATACAGGTCAGGCTATAACTTTAGGTTCTAGTGTACCTGCGTACTTTGGTACTGCTCAGTACAGCATAGGCACATACTCTGGTGGTGTTAAAATTAATACACCAAATATAAACTCTACAGGTAATGGTACAGTGGTTAATGTAGGACTTGACATACCTATTAATGGTACAGAGTTTTCAATACAGGAATTAAACATACAGGCTTTGATAGGTAGAATGCTATGAGTGATTACAACTATAC